TCAGCTCTAGATATTTTTGATATTATTTTATCTTCTCCAACGTAAGCAACTCTAAAGTTATTTATAATATCTTTTATTGTTATAAATTGATAGGCTCCAAACTCTTCAAAACCACCATAATAATCTATTGTATTACCTGTATATAATCCCATGCTTTATTGTTTTTCTTGAGTTTTTTGAGTTAATATTTCCGCGTTACCTATATCTTTTATTCCTACTTTCGCTATAACTATACCTGCTAATGCTAGTATTTTGTAAACCAATTCTGCCATATCACTATCATGTAATTCAAAATCAACAGATGGACCTGGATTATACAGTGCTTTTTCATTTACAACCACATAGTGCCAATTGGGAACAGTAGGAGCTATAATATAATTACAAGTAATAGCCGTAACACTTGCTGGGTATATTTTTAGTGCAAGCTGACCAGTTCTAACAAAGGCTGGTAGATCTGCTGTAGGCATTGCTATTGGTGATAAATTTAAATACAAAGCTTCTTCTTCTGTTAGTTGCTCAAGCTCTATAGAACCAAGCGTGGTATAAACCATACCTAATCTATATAACTGATTAGGTAAAGTTGCTATTCCACCACCTATAGCCAAAGTAGCAGTTCTTTTAAATATAGATAATTTTTCATCTAATATCTCATCAGGATTTGAAAACTCTGTTGAGTTTTTTAAATTTCTATCAGCCTGATTTTGATCATAAAAATACTGTTCAAATATTTCCATTTGAGCCTGCGCTGCTAACAAATTAAACTCTTGAGGTGTAATATATCCTCTTTGCTCTTTATTAGCTAATGCCAGTACTCTTTGATAAACCGTATCTACACTTATTGCCATGTTTTATTTTTTATAAGGAAATCTTTCGTTTAACGCTTGTTTTCTTTTCTTGCAACCACAATCTTTTTTACCTCTAACTTTGTTAACAGCGTCAACGACTTGTTTTATTCCTGTTGCTTTTGTAATTTTTTCTATAGAGTCTCCTAAACCCTTTGATTTGTTTTCTTCCATTTAATTAAATTTTAATAAATGATCACCCCGAAGGGTGACCATATTATTTTGTTATTCATTCAATCTTTTCTCTATGTTGGAAAAGATTTCCATACCTTCATCAGTTTTAAACCAATGTGCCAAAGCAGTATAAGGATGTTCGTCAAATGGTATAACCATTAATTTCCTTCCAGTTGAACCCCATAAGAAGTTTCTTTGGTCAGAGGATAATCTAATTATTCCAGCTTCAACAGCTCTAATACCAAAGTTTCTTAGCATTACGTTTTCATCATCTGCTAATTCTAAGAAAAGTTTTGGGTTATTGTTTGCAAATACTAGCAAATCTCTTTTAAGTTCCTTAGAACTCAAGTTAGACACCTCAGAACCTATCTCAACGCGCATAATAGCTTCAGCCATATCTATATCAATGCTTCTTGCGGCGATTAACGCATCAACTTGTAAATTTAAAACTTCAATTTCATCAGCTGCTATTGCTGCTGGTTTATACTCTTCGTATATTTTATTTCTATCAGGATGATATAAAGATAATAATTTTTGTAAAATTACTTTTTCTTTTTCTACAAATAAAGCCCCAGCTCTAAATATAATGTGCTCTAGTCTTTGATCACCTTTCATCTCATCAACAAATGAAGTTTTTTGATTTTGACAGTATTTTAACTCTCTTTCATAACCTTTTTCTTCATCAAAAAAATATATGTTTGCAGATTTAATTGATCTAGAAACTGGTTTTTTACCACCTTTCAAGTAATAAATTCTATCTTTAATTTCCCATTCATTGATAGGTTTTAATCTTTCTCTTGCTTTTGGTTCTTCAACTACAGTCTCTTCATAAAATTCTGTAACCGTTTCTTCCATTGTTTCTACTTGAGGTTCTACCTCAGTTTTTGTTTTTTGTTTTTTTGCCATAATATAATATATAATAAAATTAATAAAAATAAAAGGCCGAGGCCGAAGCCCCGGTCTTTTAAAATAATGTGTGCTTATTTCATTAACATGAAATTGTTAGCACCTTGTACAACTAGACATCTTTCTGATAACATATGGATTTCCATCGCGTCTAAAGCGGATGTAGTAGCTCCAACAGAACCAGTAACCCAAGATTTCATTTTTCTATTATCAGTCTGTGAAGATCTGTAACGAACATGTAAAAATGGTCTTTTAAGATTTTTACCTAAGCTTTGATCATAAACTGTAGATGTACCAGCTGGGATCATAACCCCTCTAATTGCATTAGCTCCAGCTGTAGCATTGATACCACCTCTAGTAGCTTGGTCGTTTAAGTATCTAAAGTCAGATTTATAGAAATCGTAAGATCCACGTCTGAAACCAGAGAAACCTAAGTTTAATGCCATATCTTCTTCGTTGTCGAATACTCCATAAGAAGTACCACCAGCTCCGTAAGAATTCATAGAAGCTAACATGTCATCCATTGCTAACGAAGTAGCTCTGTTTACAAACATCATGTTTTCTTCAATAGCACCTTGCTTGTCAAACTCAGCTAAGATAGCGTCAAATTCAGCTAAATCAGTAGCAGCGTTAACACCAGTAACACCAGAAGTTAAGTTACCTCTATCTTCGATAGCAGCAAATAAACCTTCAGTACCGTGAGGTAACGTATCAACAGTCTCGTAAGCAGCACCAGATAAATTAGCCAAAGACGTTGTAGTAGTTTTTTCAGCTTCAAGCATAGACATCTCTAAGTAATCGTTAAAACGAGCTCTTGTATCAGCTTCAGCTTTTAAGTACCATAAGTAACCTGATTGACCTTCTTCAGAAGTAACTTCTACCCAACCAATTCTAGACGCATCAGAACCTGATACTTCGTAGTAATCTTTTAAAATAATTGGTTTGTTTTGGAAACTTTTAAAAGTTGGTTCGTTACCACCTCTAGAGTCAGTTGCACCAACCCCATCAGCTTGCGTGTAAGATTTACCTTTTACGTATTCAGAACCATAAACCATTATAGTTGTAGCGCTACCAGTAGTTGTACCTGTAACAGCAGCAGCTGTATAAGATGCAAAATCAATTCTATCATTAGCAACTTTAACTACTAAACCTTTAACTACTCCATTTGTTGGGTCAGATATAATAATTGTATCATTCACTCTAATACCGTGGTTAGCTATAACGAATCCGTCAGCTAAAACGTTACCATCTATATCTGATATGATATCAATTTGTGAAGAACCAGTACCAGAACCAGCTCCATCAATACCACCAGCAGTACTATGTATGTGTCCTAAGTATGATAAGTGTAACCTTCCTTGTTCAGACCATACAACTTGATCAGCTGTCATGCTCTCTTCAGCTCCTACTTTTGAAAGAAATCCTGAAATAGTTCTCGGTCCGAAAACTTCAGCTTCTTTCTCCATAAGATCTGGTAAATATTGTTGGGCCCAACCTTCATCAGCTGTCCCAGCTAAATCTAAATAGTTTGATGCTAACGTCTGTTTTTGCGCCGCAGCAACACTATTTAAATTTGTAGCATTTGTAATTGCCATAATTTTAAATTTTTAATTTGTTATTTATTTTTGTTTTTTCTTTTAATTTTAAACTTGTAATCAGCAGAATTATCACCCAACACTTTTACTTTCATACCACCAGCATTTATTTCGCCACCGTGTGATTGTCTAGGACTCATATCTATGTTCTTAGCATTATCAACACTATTCTGCATAGCATCAGTCTGTCCTTGTTCGTAAAAGTGTTTTGCAATAGCATCAGCATTCATTGCTGTATATAGAGATTTATGGTAACCCTTAGCGTCTGACATTTCATTATTTTCATTCAAGAACTTCTTGACAAAATTATTAATATCCGCTTGAGTATCCTTAACCGCTCCAGCATCGTTTACATTAAATCTAAACTTTTTATCCCCGACATTATATTCAAAACCTTTGAACTTGTCGTTAAAAACCTGATCGGTTTTACTTAAAAAAGTAGATTTTTGTTTATCTGCTATCTTTTTGTTATCTGCTTCTTCCTTGTTGTATCTATTAAAGAAATCCATAGCTTTTTTAGCTTCATCTGGAAGCTTAGAACCTAATTTGATTTCTTCATAGTATTTGGTTTTGTTCTCTTCCAATTGAGATTTAGCGCTGGCAACTTGCTCTTTAAGCGCTATTTTTTTCTTTCTTATTTCTTTATCATCATCAACCTCTTCGTCATATGAGAAATTATCTTCCATTAAAAAGTTAATTTCATCATCATCTAAATGTGGTTTTGTTTGCTTGTAATGTTCTTTTAATAAAGTTAAGTTATCCATATCAGAATAATCTTTATTTAACTTTACATAATCATTTAAATCACCACCAGTTTCCTCCATAAAGCTTACTAGCTTTTCAATGTTCTCTGGAAGTGGTTTACCTGTTTCGATAGATTCTTTAATAGCTTCGCTTGCTTCTGTAGCTATTTCTTCAACCTCGCTTGTAATTTCTTCTACAATTGGCGTTTCTTGTGTTTCGCTTTCCGGTTGTACTTTTTCTTGTTCTTGTGTGGAGTCGGCATTATCAGCGACTGCAACCACTCCCTCGTCGATAGGGTTATCTTCTTTAACTTCATTTTCTTCTGGTTTTGTTGGTTTGTTTAAATCAACCTTAGTAATAGTCTCTGCATCTAAATCTTTAGGTTTCATTTTCATTTTTGCTGCAACCTTAGTAACATTACCTTTTGTTTCGTTACCATCTGGTTGTTTTTCTGTTTTTGCTTTTACTTTGATTTTGCCAGTTTCGTCATTTGCGATTGGCTCTTCTTTTTTGTTTGCCATAATATAATATAATAATAGTTAATAATTCTACTTAGGACCAAATGCTCCTAAACCAAAATCCCCACTCATAATATCATTACCTGAGGATTCAAAGTTTTTAGGTGGTTTTTTATTTAATCTTTGGTCTATAAGCTCACTTTGTTGTGATGCTTGCATTTTTGTTCTTCCATCTTTACGATCTTCTTTTCTCGTGTCTTTCATGTCAATTTCATCCATGTTCATTTTTTGAAGCTTCATATTGATCTCAAATTCCATTTGCATTAGTTCTTTTTTAATCTCAGACTCTTCTGTCATCTGTCTAGATTTGAACTGTGATTTAGCTTCTTCTAACTCCATGTTTAATTGATGTGCTGCTTGTGCTTTTTGTGTCTCTGCTTCAGCAGCTGCTTTTGATGCTTCTGCTTGTGACTTTCCTTGAGCCTCTGTCATCTCAAGTTCTTGTTGTTGTTTTTGTTCTGCTTTTTTCTTTCTAGTAATCTTAAGCATTTGATTAGCTAGTTTTACGTTTCTTACATTCCTTAAATCTATAGCGTCTTCTAAATCTATACTACCTTGAGATATTGATGCTTGGATATTATTCTCTAATAATTGTTTTTCTTCTTCGTCGGGTGCTAATTCTAAAAATATACCAAAATCATATAAATGTAATTCTGCCATTTCCTTTAAAGTTGAAACATTATGTATACCTATAGCTTGTATAAAAGCATCTTTTGTTGGGGAGTATTCTAATATATCAGATATTCTAAGTGATAACGCTTCGCAAGTTTCAGCTGTTAAAAATAATCCAGATTGTAATATATGTCTAGTAGCTGTGTTTGAATTTGCTGCCGCCATTTTTTGTATACCAACAAGAGATTTAGCATCTGGCTTGTCACTAGCTGCTTCATTTAATCCAGTTACATCTCTTATCATTTGCAGATAATAGTTGTAATTATTAGTTAATGCTGTTATTTTATTACCAGCACCAGCTCCATTAGATATTTCTGTAATAGGTACTTTCCCTGAATTAGGATCACCGTCTTGAGTAAATGATCTTCCAATAACAGAACCTGTTTGAAAGAACATATTTAAGGCTTCTTGTGGGTTGTAGTTTGTTCCGTTACCTAGATCAATTTCCGCTAAACCATCTGCGTCTAAATAAACACCATCTGGAACCATTCTTGATAATACTTGTTGTATTTTTAAATGAGTCAATTGGATCATATCAGCAAAACCTGTTATTTTACCCACTAAAGACTCTATTCTGCCTTGATACATTCTAGGAGCTACTATAGAGTAATTCATTTTTACTTTAGTGTAATCGCTTTTAGTACGCATCATGTTTTTAGCCATCTCCCACTTTAAAAGTTTATCAGTGCCAAGGATAATAGCCCCGTCATAAAGACATTCAACCGCTCTTTGTAGTTTAGAAAATTTAAAATCTATGTTTGCAGGAGGATTAAAACCATCATCTTTAGGTATAATCTTCATAGAACCACTACCGGTTTCTTTTACTTTATAAACCTCATTCATGTAGGTTTTATAATTAAAGTATAATACTTCTACTTTATTATTGTCATCGTCATCATAGTAACGTCTACCCCTATCATCGTTTCTAGTACTTTTTTGTTGTATCTCTTCTAGATCTTCTTGTTCTAAAAAAGGAAACTCTTTAACCAACTCATTAATTGGAATACTCTTAACTTCTCCAACGTAATATAAATCTTCAAAGTAAGGTGATTCGGTGTGAGAGTAAACTAGGTTAGCAGGATCAACATACTCTACTTTAGCACCTTCCGATGTGTTAAAAGTTGTTTTAGTAGCTCCAATACCTATAACTGCTAAATCGTAGAAAAATCTTTTTTTAATTAACTCATATCTACTACCTTCTAATAAAGTGTTTATAGCTTGCTCTTCAGCAATTTCAACAGCTTGCTTATAATTAAGCTGCATGTGTAACGCTAGTTCGTCTTCTGAATCTGGAAGTTTCTCTGGAGGAGTTTGAGATAAATCTACGTTTAAAGCTTCTTTAGTCTGAGCATCAAAATCTTTCAATTTCATATCTTTCAATATATCCTCCATATAAGCTGTACGCTTACTAACTCCAGCGGCATCTTGAGAATAAGCCTTTATATCATACAATCTCTCAGCCATACCATTCACAACTATATCTACAAATTTAGATATAATTGGAACAGGCTTCCAGTCTAAATTTAAATAGGACAAATCACCGTTTATAGATAACTCATCCTTATATTTTTGTATAGGCTGCTCGCCTCTAGCATACAATCTTAGATTATGAAAGTTGTTTCTGTTTTGACTATGCTTACCACTACCGTTGTAAAACCACTCCTGCTCTATCGCTCTCGCGACTTTTAAACCATACTCATAACTTATTTTTTCCGAATCGCTAACAACTTGGCTTGGAAAATAACTGTTTACTCTACCTATCATATTATTTTTTAATTATTTTAGACATGCCCCCGTGATTCGAATATTTTGAAACATGGATGTTTAACGGTGCTTTTTCAATCTTTTGGTTTGGTGCATACAGATGTCTATTGTTAGCCATTATAGCTAAACCAGAACTTATTGATGCGTCAAACTTTGTTCTTTTGTTTATATCAAATTTACCCCAATCATTCAATAAAGTATTGAAGTATAAATCTCCAAACGTTCCATCTTGCTTCATTCCAACGTGATCTTGAATATACATCTCAATCGCGGCAGCATGAGCTTGTTTTATATCTTCACTTGAATTTGGTATTCCACCAACTTCTTTTTCTGCTACAGATAGTTTGTTCCACGTTTTATCAGGTCTATTCATACTAAACCCTCTGTATCCTCTACGCCTTAAATAATACAATAGACGAGGTTTATTGTTCTCTGCGAGTATAGGCATCCCGTAAAATACTAATGCCATTAGAACGTCTTCAAAGAATATCTCCGCGGTTGGTGGTCTAGACAAGTATTCTAAGAAGAAACTATTAGCCGGAGCATCTTCCATTGAGAATCTAGTTAATCCGTGGAGCGCCCCTTTTGAACCTTCTCCATCAACCGTCCCGCTAATATCATAGCTGTCACAACCAAAAGCCCCCATATGTTCATTTCCAGGATATCGTATACCATTTTTTAATATTACTTTATTTTGTATTTGTTGAGGTGGAACCCAACTTAATTTAAATCTTCCTTTTGAGTCTGGATAAAATATTACTTGAGTATCTTTAATTCCATTAACCCATTGAAAATTACCTTGAGTAACACCTAATGTTCTAGACATCTCCTCGTTGTAATCTATTTGTTCGTATATTTTAACTAAATTAAATATACTTCCTTTTGTTTCATCTCTAAAAGCGTGTTCTGTTGTTCTTGGAAACTGGCGGTAAAATTCGTTTAAAGCATCTGAATCACCTTTTAAACCATCTACTTCGTTTTGCCAATTATCTATTACGCCTACATCTATTAATTCACCGTCTGGGGCGAGCACATCGCTATCAGGAGTAGTGAATACTGGAATTCCGTGCTCGTCAATAAATCCTTCATAGTTCCATTCCATTGGGATAAACAAAGAGTATAAACCAGATTTTGTTTGACCATTTCTATTTCTTTTAGTGACGTCTGAAGCATTGTATAGTTTTTTAAAGTTTTCTCCTCCTTTGTCCAACGCGTTACTTGTTGAACCCATCATACACTTACCAATAATTCTACTACCTAATCTTAAACACGTTTTTGTAACCCTCCAGTTATTTAATATATTTTCAGGCCTTTCCCACTTACCAGCTTCATCATGTACTAGTAATGCTAATTTTTCACCGTCATAACTATTGTCTCCTGTGTTCTTCCAATCAATAGTTGTATCTAATCCTTCTAGCTCTTCTAACTTCTCGTTAACTGTTATTTTCTTTCTAGTAAATCTTGTGGATGGCACCCTGTAAGCTAACTCTGTTTTTGGGCGATCCATACCATCTTGAATAGGTTTAAAGAAAAATGGATAGTTTATACTAATTGGTACAATTTTATCAGTGAACATTTTCTTTGCATCTGAACCTGTTTTAGATAAGACTCCATATCTACTATCACCTGCAAGAGTGGCTAAGTTAACTGTTTCTGCAGATGACATGAACGAAAACCCTGAACGTCTGTTCTTTAGATAGCACATCCCGTAACATCTTTTGTCTGCTTTACAAGCTTCCCAGAATATATAAAACAATCTATTTGCTTCTCTAAAATCTGGAGCTCCAACATCTATCTTGCTCCATTGCAAGTACATATAGTGAGCACCTGTTATATAAGTTGGATTACCGTTATTTGTAAACCAAAACCCATTTTCTCTTCTATTAAACTCTTCGTCTATATAATCGTACCATTGTTCTTTTTGATCTTCTGGATAACCTCTCCAATCAAATATGTTTTTAAGACGCTCTAATTCTTTAGGCTGTTCAAACTTTACCCATTTGTTTTTTTCGTGACTGTGCACTTGCACTGGCAGTTTGGGCAAAGCAATGTGCAAACCTTGCACTTCAAGTATTTCGCCAATTTGACCAGTTTTTGATATAACGATAATATCATGTTCTTTATCATATCCATATTTCCATTTTTTACCCTTGTTAAGTCTACTGATAGTAGTTTTTTTAACAGGTTCGATTGTTTTAACTAAACTTTGCTCGTACATTACTTAGATCTACCTTCAGCGAATCCTTTAAAGACTTTTTCCTTTGTCTCTTCAGGTGCTTTGCCCTCAAGTAAACTTTCTTCTTCTTGTATTCTGTTGAGTATTTCAAATGCGTCAAATATAGCTAGTTTTTTAGTAGCTGCAGCATTCTTAAGTCTATCTGCTGTAATATCATCTCCACTATCTACAATAGCTTCTTTTGCAACTTTAATGAGTTCTTCTACAGCTTTATGCCCAGCTTGGATTATACTCTTCTTCGTTTCCTTGATATTCATATTTGATTGTAATAAAATTAGATAAAACTCGATATAGTCTCTCGTTATCAACGATAAACTCGTATTCACTATTTGGTCTAAAACCAACTAGATCTCCTTCTTTGACGGTACCGTCTGAATATTTGACAATACCTTGTAAAGGTTTTTCAGATTCAATATTAAATTGATCCACTGCTTTTAAAGGTTTTACAAAACAATAACCTTTTGGAGCTTTCCACTCCCAATATCTTTTATATAAAAATATCTGATCTTGGGTTATTAAGTAAGTATTTTCATCAAAGAAACTCCTACTATTTTTCTCTATACCTTTAACGTTATTCCATCTACGAAAAACATTGTGATGTACTATAACTTCATCTCCTGGTTGTATGTCTGTATCACCAATTAGTGGGATTGATTTAACAACAGCTATTCTATTTACAAATTGATGATTATAAATTTCAGTGTTAAGGATTAACTCTGAATCACCTACTTTCTTTTTATTGTTATATCTTTCTCCTTTTGGCGCTACAACAAAGTTGTATACGCTTTTCATTAGTACTCGAGATTATACTCTACCGATACAGCCATGTTTTTATTGAAGTCTTTCCAAGGTAAAACATCTTTATTCTTTTTGATATATACAGAAAACTTTTCGTCTTCTTCTATTATATCGCAGATAGTATGACCACCATACACCTCTTGCCCCACGGCATAGTGCATAGCGTCATTCTTATAATCTTTACCTACGGAAATTTTACGAATCAGCTTGGCCATTTTCTTTCGGGTATTTTATAGTTCCATCTTGAATATTAATATCATCACTACCGTAAGTTGTTTGCATTTCTGCTCGTAATAATTCAAACTCATCTTGCATTCCAGCTAATTGATGCGTGCGAGCGTGTTGTGATGCTGTTAATCTACCTAGTTCTATATATGATTGATTCATACCACCTACAGCTGCTTGTAATTTAGTTAAATCTTCATTTGTAACTTTTTCAGGCTTAATACCTTTAAGTTCTTTAATTTTTTTACTTGTACCTTTTACTTTTGTTGTTGCCATTTTTTATTTAATTTAATTTAATTTAATTTTTTTTAGCCTTCTGATGATATTATAAGCTGCACAGGGTGTATATTGTATAAATCTTTATTTACAGCACTAACACTAGCACAGTTTTCTGCTAACACAAGATTCGTATCATCTGTAACACTCTTAACAGTACCTATAACTAGATCGTCTTCATCGTGTAATACATCTCCAGGCGCAAAGCTTACTAAAGCTCCTGTATTTTTTACCACTACTGCCGCGGTGTTAGTGGCTGTTTCTGTACTAACTTGCACTGTTCCTCTAAAATCAAAAGCACCTTTTGTTATAGCGGCTACGTATAAATCTTGCCCTACCGGAAGGTTTAATTGTGAAAGTGTCACTAAATTTAAAACATCGATATCTCCATCGTTAAAAAGCGCGTTTGCGTCTACGTCAAAAAGAACACGACCCGTTAAATTGTTTTTCCATTGGTACAAGCTTACACCAGCGTTAACAGTACCCAGACTTGGTGGGGCCGTGTCAACACTTATACCTCTAGTGTCTACCCTAATTCCACCAGTAGCAAACAATAGTTCAAAATCAACTATAGTTTGATCAGCGCCGTTTGTACCTCTTATTATAGCTGTTATACCATTAATTTCACTTCCTTTAAAACCCTCGACCTTGTGCCAGTCAAATAGTATGTCTTCGTTAGCAAAAGCAGCTCCAGCTTGTATACTGGCGGTTATTGTTGGTATTACTTTTGTAAAATGTTTCATATCTTTATTTTTTTACTTTTTCTAGTGATCTACCGCCAAAATAGGCACCGATCACGGTTATTAATACTAATTGTAATAGATCTGTCCACTTGTCCTGAACTACAAAAGAAATAGCTCCAGCATCGATAAATATCAATAACACTGTAGCTACTACTAAAAATACTAGTACTAATGGTCTTATATTTTTACTAAGCCATGAATCGGATTGCATATCCATTTTCCATCGTTCAGTAATATTTTTTTCCATCTCTATTTCGTAACTAGAAACTAGTTCTTTTATTTTTTGTTCTGCCGCTAACTTT